CGTCAAAACAAACAATAAAATTTAGGAGGGTTTACGAATGGGTAAGGCATTTGATGTCTCGAAGTTTCGTAAAACCCTCACTAAGTCTATTGATGGGCTTGGTGTTGGTTTTAACGATCCTACAGACTGGATTTCAACAGGTAACTTCGCACTTAACTACCTGATCAGCAGTGACTTTAACAAGGGTATTCCTCTTGGCAAAGTAACAGTATTTGCTGGTGAAAGTGGCGCAGGCAAATCTTATATTTGTTCTGGTAACATTATTAAACACGCACAGCAACAAGGTATTTTCGTTGTCTTAGTTGACAGTGAAAACGCACTTGATGAAAAGTGGCTAACTGACTTGGGCGTTGATACTAGCGAAGAAAAGTTGTTAAAACTTAACATGGCTATGATCGATGACGTTGCTCGTACTATTAGTGAGTTCATGAAAGAATACAAAACAATGCCAGACGGTGAACGTCCAAAAGTATTGTTTGTGATTGACTCATTGGGTATGTTGCTAACTCCAACCGACGTTAACCAGTTTGAAGCAGGTGAAATGAAAGGTGATATGGGCCGTAAGCCTAAAGCACTTACATCGTTAGTTCGTAACTGTGTAAACATGTTCGGTAATCACAATGTAGGTATGGTTTGTACGAATCACACTTATGCTTCACAAGACATGTTCGATCCAGATGACAAAATCAGTGGTGGACAAGGTTTCGTATACGCAAGTTCTATCGTAGTTGCTATGAAGAAATTGAAGTTGAAAGAAGACGAAGACGGTAACAAGGTATCAGAAGTAAATGGTATCCGTGCTTCATGTAAAATTATGAAAACTCGTTACTCAAAGCCTTTTGAAACATTGCAGATTAAGATTCCGTATTCAACTGGTATGAATCCATACTCAGGTCTAGTGGATATGTTTGAGAAGCAGGGTCTATTAAAGCAATCTGGTAACAGACTTGCGTGGATTGATCCGGAAACAGGCGAAGAGTTCAAATTCTACCGCAAAGAATGGAAAGATGATAAATTAGATATGATAATGGCAAAATTCCATTTAATCAAAACTGAAACAACTACCATTCCTGAGGAGACAGACGAGAATGTTGAATGAAACACAAATCGGCGATATTTGGTTAAACTTCGTTGAGTATTTAGATAAGAAACAATTAGAAACAGTAGCCGAACGCTACATTGATTTGCTTGCTGACTTTGGTGTTAGTGACAGAACAATGCAAGGTGCTACCGGTGTAGATGAAATTCTAGACCAAGCGATTGCCTACTATCTAAATGACGACGAGTTAGGCGAAGAAGACGATGATGACGATTATAAAGAACTGGAGTTTTAATGGGCTGGTATTCTGAGATATCCAAAGACATATCGAACATCCCTGATGCGATGGAATATTTTGAGTCTGAATTAGTAGACGCAAGAAAAGAATGTCGCATCACTGGTAATGTTGAACGAGCCGCGGCAAGTATGCCTGGTATCGTTGAACAACGATTTGCTCAACTTCAAGAAATTGAAGCAATTTTAGAATACCTAAACATTGAGCTTCGCCGATTAAAGAGTCAGCACTTTAGGAAGTACCTAGAAAACTATCAACGAGCATTGAGTTCAAGAGATTGTGAAAAGTTTGTTGAAGGTGAATCGGATGTAGTTGATTTTGAAAAGATTATCAACGAGTTTGCGTTACAACGAAACAAATGGCTAGGTATTACTAAAGCTCTGGACCAAAAGCAATGGCAAATCACAAATATTGTGAAATTGCGTGTTGCTGGTATGGAAGACGCTACACTATAATCAATTTGCCCAAACGGCATTGGATAGGCCTTAAATATTATAGGGCCTATTTTTTTGTCTAAAAGGTTTACAAATTAAAATCATGAGTGTATACTTATAACATGACGACTGTTGATCAATTACTTACAAAATTAGTGAATTCTACGGAACCTACTGTAGAAGATATTATCCCTAAGCGTGATGCTCGTGTACTGCGGAGCATGGCAACTGCTGTTACTGGCACACTTTTTATTACAGAAAATCAAAGTAAGCTATTACTGAAAATTCTCCGTGATAATGAGAAAAAACTGGAATTTTTAGGCGAGTCAGTTCCGTCTATTTTGGCGGCACCTCAATGGACTAGAATTTTTAGAGAAGTGGACAAGACAAAGAAACTTTACATTGGCAGAAATCCAGCTGACGAATTGACGCTGGTTATTGAATATGCGTTTTCTTCGCAAATTCGCAAAATTCTTGGAAATTTGACAAAAATTACCGATGGGCCAATCATCAGCCTTACAAATAAAATCCACCAGTGCGATCTTACTGAGAGAAATATTATCGTGGTAATGGAAGCATTACAGGGCCAAGGCTTTGAAATTGACGAGACTGTAAAAAACCACTATGATACCATAAAATCATGGTCGGAAAATGAGGTTAGGAATCAGTTCCAGTTAACCACTATCACACATACTAACTTTCAAAAGCAAATTACTGCTGACCTCGGTATCCACACTGCCATTGACGATTACATCATCGCTGACCGTGGAATGCGCTATCAATATTTCACCGAAAAAACTGAAAAAAATCCGGAAAATTTGACAGAAATTATAGCCAACAGAATCAGTACAAAAGTTTGGGTTGACAGTAAACAATACTCGTTAGCTGACATTGTAAATTCGTTATTAGAACTAAAGAGATTGCCAGTCATGTTTGTATTTGACGGTTTCAATCCAGCTAGTCAACACACAGAATTACACAATCTTGCAAATGCCTTGGATAATGTTGGAATTTATGACAATGTCGGTATGTACTTTCGATTGCCTAACAATCCGATTGGCAAAGAATTTAATGACCTTGTGAAAGAAAAACAGTATAATAGTCAATTAGACAAAACTACAAAAGTAGTAGGTGTACAAAGTGGAAAAATTCCGAAATTTTTCCTGAATAACGAATGGAAGCCAATGAGTGTTGTTTGCATTGACAATACATTAAGACATAGCAAGACTGCGGTATACGCAAACTGTTGTGACTTGGTTATTTCCTTTACTCCTACTAATCCAATTATTGAGACAAAAATATGGCAGTAAGATTAGTAATCAAAGACGAAGTAAACATTAAGCTAGATAACCTGCCTTTAGATGTTCGCAAGAAGTTAGCTAACACTTTCAAGTATGAGCTAGGTTATGCCAAGTATCATCCTGCGTATAAATTAGGACGCTGGGATGGTACTGTTAGTTTGTTTGGTCTTGGTGGTAATGGTTACTTAAATCAACTAGAAACAATTCTTGAAGTCATGGCAAAAAATGGCATTCAAGTAGAGGATGTTGAAGACCATCGCTTGACACACGACTTAACCTTTCCACTCGTTACAGAAACATACTGGTCAGAGCAAGGTAAAGTATGGCCCGACGGTCATCCACAGCAAGGCACTCCTATCATGTTGCGTGACTATCAAGTTGATGCAATTAACACTTTCCTGAAAAATCCACAAGCAATCCAAGAAATTGCCACTGGCGCAGGTAAGACAATCACTACAGCAACATTGTCACAACTATGTGAACGACTTGGTCGTACTATCACAATCGTACCTAACAAGTCACTAGTTGAACAGACAGAAGAAGACTTTATTAACTGTGGATTAGATGTTGGTGTTTACTACGGCGACCGTAAAGATATTAACAAAACCCACACAATTTGTACATGGCAATCACTTAACATTCTAGACAAGAAGAGTAAGGACTGGGATGCAGATCTTGCATACTCACTTGCAGAATTCCTTGATGGTGTTAAGACTGTGATTGTTGACGAAGTACACATGGCCAAGGCAGAAGTGTTAAAGAATTTGCTTACACAGAACCTTTGCAATGCGTGTATTCGTTGGGGATTGACTGGAACTGTTCCTAAAGAAAAATACGAATCAGAGCAAATCTTTGCAAGTATTGGACCAGTTGTTGGCGGCATCTCTGCACATGAACTACAGGACAAGGGCGTACTAAGTAACTGCCATGTTAATGTAGTACAGATGATCGACGTCAAAGAATTTAAGGCTTACTCAGACGAATTGAAGTATCTCGTTACTGATGAAGACCGAATGATTTATATTAGTAAACTTATTACAGGCATCGCACAAACAGGCAACACATTGGTTCTAGTTAATAGAATTGACTCAGGCAAATTTTTAATTAATGAAATACCCGACGCGGTGTTTATATCAGGTGCAGTTAAGACAACAGATAGAAAGGAAGAATATGATGAAGTTAGGACCAGCAGTAACAAAGTTATTGTCGCTACATACGGCGTGGCGGCTGTCGGTATTAATATTCCTCGTATCTTTAATTTGGTTCTTCTGGAGCCTGGCAAGTCGTTTGTTAGAGTTATTCAATCGATAGGCCGTGGCATTAGAAAAGCAGAGGACAAAGACTTTGTTCAAATCTGGGATTTAACTAGCACTTGCAAATATGCCAAACGACATCTTACTGAGCGTAAGAAATTTTACAAGGATGCCAAGTATCCGTTTACAATTACAAAAACAGACTGGCAAAAATAAGGATTTATGCAAATATTAACATTAGATAACGAGACATTTAGTCTAAACAATTTACCGGATGAGGTAGATGAAAATACTAGATTCGCGGTACTAGATAACAGTAACCCAAGCGAGCCTGATTTCTTCTTCATGCCATTAATCTTTTTGGAAAGTTTTAATGCTCCGGCAATGGTACTAAGGATCGGTGATGATGAAGTAACTATGCCTATTGACTGGAGTATTGCAGTCGGCGACAGTAGTTGTGCCAGCGACATTGAAATTTTACCATTAACAAGTTTAAATGACAGAGGTTTCGAAGCACTATGTTTTAATCCACTCAGTAGTTTTAGAGTTGAGTTTAAAAAGATTGAAATTATTAATTTTTACAACGATGTAAAGTGGTACTTCCCTAAAATGAAAAACGGACAGCTATTAGCAACACCGACTCATTATGGATCAAAGCCAACTTGCGCATACTTTGTCAAAGAAATTAGTCGCCAAAGCGAGATCATTCAATTAGATAAGATCTTGTAAGCAGGTGTGTTATAATAGTAAAAAGGACATGAGATGACATTGAAAGTAGCATACTTCCAACCAACAGTAGTGGCAATCGATACAGTGCCGCCTGTTGAGTTTAGCAAGATTTATACCCTTGCTGAACAACTACACGGCCATCCAGAATACAACGATGCAGACAATCCGTTTATTAGTATTCGCGGAGGACAACAGATACAAGTGTATCCTAATCAACTAAACATTGATGTAAAATGGTTAGTAAACTGGATTGAAACTATTTGTACAGGTTACATGGAACTTGTTTCACAGCAGTCTAGTACAGAGGATTTAAAACTGTGCAAGCCTGTTGTTACTAGCATCTGGACTATTAGACAGTATCAAGATCACTATCAGGAAATGCACACACATCCCGGGGGCAATCTAAGCGGTAACATTTATATTAGTGCTCCAGACATGGCCGCAGGCAGTAAAGCTAGCGACAGTCAGATTGCATTCCGTTTGCCACAGACTAAAGATGTTAGCAAGTTTATTATGACAGACAGTTGGAAATACAGTCCGACACCTGGAACAGTTATTGTATTCCCAAGTCACTTGCCGCATGTAGTTTATCCATGGAAAGGTGAAGGCCACAGAACTGTAATGGCGTTTGATGCACGACTGGTACCTAAAGATGAGTGAAAAGATTGAGCTAAAAGAAAAGCTACAGGCAGTAGACCAGAATGTACGCGAACTGTGGGACGCTATGGATGCTGATCAGCAAAAGGCTTTGAAGAACGAATTCTTTATTCTAAATCGTTACATTAGTAATGTGCAAGGCCAAGGCCGCGATATTCAGGAGCACTTTGTATTAACTGTTAATGAATACTTTAACAAGCATTGGAATCTATTACAGAAGCATCCTAAGCTCATGTGGAACTTGTTGTGTATGTGTAGTTACGATGGTAATAAAACATTCTTCCATCAATGGGTAGGACATAAAAAGAAAGCAGGTAACGGTGGCAAGAAAGTTAAGTTCCTTGCAGAAATTTATCCTAATCGAAAGATGGATGAGCTAGAACTAATGGCAGAACTTGCTACTGATAAAGACATTAAGGATCTAGGCCGCACACACGGCATGGATGAAGCTACCCTCGCTAAGAAATTAAAATGAAGTTGCCAGCAGACACAAGACCTACATATATTTGTCAACATTGCAATACGCCTTTTGTAAAAGAAAAGACGCTAGCAGTGCATGTCTGCGAACAAAAAAGAAGAGCCCTTGCTAAAACAGAAAAGCATGTAGTAATGGCGTTCGATGCGTTCTTGAGATTTTACAAGCGCAACATGCAGATGAAAAAAGAGCAAACATATGATGATTTTGCAAGAAGCCCTTACTATAATGCTTTTGTTAAGTTTGGCAGTTTTGTTAGTAATGTTAACCCTTTGTACCCAGATAGGTTTATTGATTTTGTTGTCACTAGTGGAGTTAAGTTGGATCATTGGTGCCGGGACGAACTATATGACAAGTATGTGGTGGATCTGGTTAAGAAAGAAACTGTAGAGACTGCACTAGAGCGTAGCATTAGTCATATGATGGGTTGGGCAGATACTAACCAAGCGTCTTGGAATCATTACTTCCTATATGTAAGTTTAAGTAGAGCCACATATGATATTAAGGACGGTAAGATAAGTCCGTGGCTGATCTTTAACAGTGCTAGTGGTAAAGCAATGTTACAAAAGTTTAATGATGAACAATTAAATGCAATCAGTGCAATCATCGATCCAACATACTGGTTACCTAAGTTTAAGAAACTTCCAGCAGATGTAGAGTTAGTGAAACAAGTAGTTAAGGAATCCAATATATGATCACCCCAGGTAATCCAGATGCAGTACAATTAGATATGGAAGTGTTAGTGAGTGAAGAAGACAACTCAGTTTATGTTCACTTGACTGGCTTTGATACAATTGAAGAAGCCGATGAATACGCAGAATATCTAACAACTGCACTACCACTAATGTTATTCCACTCAGGGACAAAACACTAATGCCAGATATCGATATCGACTTTGCTGATAGAAAATTAGCACTAGATAAGTTCAAACACGCTACTGCATCTATTAATGACAATGGCACTTTTAAAAAGCACAATACCGGTGTGTATTGTACTTCTGTGCCGCACAATCCAATTACAGGATTATGTACAGTTGACTATAAAGAAGCAGAAGCAAGAGGTTACTTTAAGATTGACTTTCTTAATGTAAGTGTCTACGACGGAGTCAAAGACAGAGGACATCTACTCAAATTGATGAACACGGAACCTATATGGGATCTATTATTAGAAGACGATTTTACCAGCAAGCTATTTCATGTAAACGGACATGGTGGCATTCTCAGAGAAGTGAAGCCACAGTCGATAGAGCAACTGGCTGCGGTTCTGGCCATGATCCGTCCAGCGAAGAGGTATCTAATAGGGCAGGATTGGAAGAAAGTGGAAGAAGAAGTCTGGCTAAAACCAGAAGGTGACGAGTACTACTTTAAGAAGGCACATGCTGTTGCATACGCACATGTTATTGTAGTGCAGATGAATTTGATCTGCGAAGATTTATCTGCTCTTTCGAACTAACTGAACACTCTTACGCTTAACTCGTTTTAGAGTTAAGTTCATTAAATTAACAACTGGCCCTAGTATAACCCGGGCGTCTTTACTGTTGAAAGTTTTAATAGCGTAAGCAAAGGGCTGTATTTGCTCTCTGCAGAAAATGCTTATAGGGAACTGGCGGTTTGATTCCCACCACCATGTTTCACCTATCTCTAAAAATAGGGCTTTTTCTTCCTGTGTTTTGATTGCGTTTAAGTCGTAGAAGCAGGTTACAAATTGATCTTGGTTTATAATAATACCAACATATTCTTCGTCCCCGTAGTTAATTACGCTGATAAACGGTAAGTTTTGTTCGATGTCGTCTCGTAGTTTTGCCATAAATATATGAATAAGGATTGCCCCAGATGCAAAAAATTTCAAGTTATTTATATCCAAATAGAATTACCCTATTAGCTGATCTGGCCTCTTTCAATGTGGAGTTTACAAGCGTGTATCAAAGACATCTTAAAATTTACAATGGTATAGATAATACTATTGAGTTCGACATCAAGAATGCCGACCAGAAGCGAGTTGAGCTAGTTACTAGTCCAGTAATTACTGGCATCGAGCTTAATGTTATGGATGCCTCGGGAAATGCTTTACCTAACAGTCCGTATGCTGTTACCCCAACTACACTCAAAGGTATTGCTACTGTTACCATTCCACAAGAAGACTTAGTAGACTTATCGGAACAATATTTGAAATATAGTGTAACCTGTTTGAAAGCTGGCCAGGATACAATCTTATATGCTGACACACGATTCGGAGCTGTCGGTACTATAGAACTTGTGGGTAATGCAATGCCTACATTTAGAGATGCAAAAGTCTACGACACATTCACAGGCGAGATCGATCTATTAGGTAATGTTATCAATCACACTAGTGCCATTGCCGCTAAATTTTACGAAGCAGTACCTACTACTGAATTAACTTTTGAAATAGCAATGACTGGATTCATTGGTAGTGTTTGGATCGAAGGAACCAAAAACGATACTATCAGTGTGAACTCATTCCTAAATGCTTCTAAGCTAGTTGAGTTTACCTACGACGAAAACAACTTAGGTTCAACTGCTAGCATTACTTTGCCAGTCGGCGACTTCTCATACTTTCGAGTATATTACCAAGGTGATAATCCCCTAACTCCAACCGGAAAGGTTGATTCTGTAACAGTATTCTAGTATAATAGCTCTATATGGGCTTAATCTCTGATACATTACTTACGCACTTACCCGGTAAACGAAAGCACACTCCTAGCGGGTGGATAGGCTTCAACGCGGTCTGCTGTGACGATAAACGCCAACGAGGCGGATTCATTGTTAACGGCGGTGATGCAGTATCATACCATTGTTTCAACTGTGGATTCAAATGCAGTTGGCAACCTGGAAGACCCATAAGCAAGAACATGAACAAGTTCATGCGTGACTTAGGATTAAGTGACGACAGTATTAGCCAACTACGATTAGAAGCACTTAGACTTAACGGGCCATCAGATAAAGTTATCACAAGTGTTATTCCTACATTTGATGAACGAGCATTACCGATTGATTCCGTACCAATTAGTAGTTTGCTAGACAACCCTCCACCTAAACTTATTCCAGTACTCGAGTACATGGTAAGTAGAAAACTATTTCCAGAAGACTATCCGTTCTACTGGACACCTAAAATTGGTTTTAATAACAGACTTATCATTCCGTTTTACAAGGATGGAAAAGTTGTAGGGTATACTGCTCGTGCAATTAACAAAGAAGCTAACCCACGATACCTAAGTGAACAACAACCAGGCTATGTGTTTAACCTAGACAATCAACACAATAATCGTGAGTTCGTTATTGCATTAGAAGGTCCGGTTGATGCTATAAGTATTGATGCTACTGCAATTATGGGTAGCGAGATTAAAGACAGCCAGAACTGGTTGCTCAAGCAACTAAACAAAGAGATTGTACTTGTTCCTGATAGAGACCACGAAGGTCCTAAGATGGTAGAACAAGCATTAGAGTTCGGTTGGTCAGTGAGTATGCCCGAGTGGCCAGAAGGCGTCAAAGACGTCAACGATGCAGTTAGACAAATTGGCAGACTAGCCACGATGTATTTGATTGTCAGTGCAAAGGAATCAAATAAGCTCAAGATACAACTGCGAGCTAAGAAATGGTTCCCTAAGGATGATGATGACAAAGCTAATTAGATTTATTTTAACGCCTTGGCGTAAATGGAAAGAGAGTCGGATGTTGAAACGCAGGCTTGCTGAGTTGCGAGAAAGAGATCCGTTTATATATAAATGATTACATGGGGAATTTCAGCTAACAGTCACGATGCTGCCTTGGCAGTATTTGCTGATGAGAAGTTAGTATTCGCAAGCCATAGCGAGCGATTCAGTAGGATTAAAAACGATCCTAACCTGTGCAACGAGCTAGTGGATTACGCAAAACAAAAGTGGGGAGAACCTAATCGTGTTGTGTGGTATGAGAATCCTTACATCAAAACGATCCGCCAATTGTCTGCAGGACAAGGATGGAAATGGGGCAAGAACAATGTTAAGAAGTATCTAGCCAAGTACAATATTAATGCGCCAGTTGACTATTGTTCGCATCATCTTGCACATGCCGCTGGCGGCTATTATACCAGCAAGTTTGACAACGCTTGTGTAGTAGTCATTGATGCGATTGGAGAATTTGAAACCTTAACTATTTGGCATGCTGACGGCATGAAACTTAGTAAGCTGTATTCAATGTCGTTCCCGCATAGTATTGGATTGTTCTATAGTGCAATGACACAACGCTGCCACCTAAAGCCATTAGAAGAAGAATACATTTTAATGGGCATGGCCGCATACGGTATGCCTGGTAAACTGACTCGTGGCATGTTAGATGACTTTGTTCGTTTTCCAAATGATGACTACGGCAACCCTGTACAGTTTAGACAGAACCTACATAAAGGATGTCAAACATGGCGTCCTGATTTGGTTATTAACGATACTTTTGATATTGCAGCCGCAACTCAAGAAGTATATGAAATGATGTTGGATCGTGTGCTACAACACGCAACAACATTAACAAATAGTCAGAACCTAGTATTAACTGGTGGCTGTGCATTAAACTGCTTGGGCAATAGAATTACTGGCAAGTACTTTAGCAATGTATGGGTACCAGTAGATCCAGGTGATGCAGGTAGTGCAATTGGTGCAGTCCTAGCTAAACGCAAATGGAGACTAGATCCAGATTATTACAATGCATACCAAGGATATGACTTAGGTTATGTTGTAGACGATGCAGAAATAGTAGACTGGTTAGAAGCAAATCAAATCTGCGGAGTTGCCCGTGGTAAGGCAGAGTTTGGCCCAAGAGCCTTAGGTAATCGTAGCATACTTGCTGATCCAAGAGGCGATGCAATTAAGGAAAGAGTAAATGACATTAAGAAACGAGAACAGTATAGACCCTTTGCGCCAGCAATTTTGGAAGAGCATGTTAATGACTATTTCCGTATGCCTTATGGCTGGGATGTTAGTAGGCATATGGCTGTCGTCGCTCGCTGCCGGCGCCCTGACTTATTTCCTGCTATTGTACATAGGGACGGTACTAGTCGAGTCCAGACTGTGCCAAACGATGGATCACGATTCCGCAAGCTATTAGAACTATGGTATGCTAGAACAGGATGCCCGATGTTATTGAACACAAGTTTAAACATCAAAGGCGAACCTATTGTTAACGATTATACGGAAGCATTTAGATTCGAGAGCCACCATAAGATTAGAGTTTTTAATTAAGAGAATGTATAATAGATAATATGAAGCAAAATACAGATTACGGATTCGATATACAGAAGTTATATCTAGAAATGATGTTAAGTGATGCGGCAACCTTTGTGCGTTGTCAAAGCATCTTTGACCATACATTGTTTGATCGTAAGTTACAAACAGCCGCGGAGTTTATGAATGGCTATGTTGAAGAACATAGTGTCATGCCCACTTACGATATTGTCAACGCCGCAACAGGTGTTAACTTTAAACAGACAGACAATCTCCGCGATGAACATTACGATTGGTTACTAAATGACTTTGAAACATTTACCAGACACAAAGGTCTCGAGAAGGCTATTCTTGAAAGTGCTGACATGCTGGAGAAAGGCGATTACGGCTCAGTAGAAGAAAAGATCAAGAAGGCAGTACAAGTTGGATTGACCAAAGACATTGGTACTGATTACTTTGCTGATCCCCGTGCTCGACTGATGAAGATTAAAGACAACAACGGACAAGTATCAACAGGCTGGAAGGCAATGGATGACAAACTGTTCGGGGGTATGAACCGAGGTGAGTTGAATATCTTTGCAGGTGGCTCTGGTGCAGGTAAGTCATTGTTCCTGGCTAACTTAGGTGTTAACTGGGCACTGGCAGGATTGAATGTAGTATACCTAACACTGGAACTTAGTGAAGAACTTGTCTGTATGCGTATGGACGCTATGACAACAGGTATGGCAACTAAAGAAGTGTTTAAGAACTTAGATGATGTCGAAATGAAAGTTAAGATGTTGGGTAAGAAGGCAGGCACATATCAGGTCAAGTACATGCCGTCGGGTAAGACAGCTAACGACATTCGAAGCTATTTGAAAGAGTATGAAATCAAAACAGATCGCAAGGTTGATGTATTGCTAGTTGACTACTTGGACTTGTTGATGCCGCAATCAAAGAAGATTAGCCCAGCTGACTTGTTTATTAAGGACAAGTATGTGTCAGAAGAGTTGCGTAACTTAGCAGTTGAAAAGAACTGTGTGTTCGTGACTGCGGCACAGTTGAACCGTGGTGCTGTTGAAGAAGTTGAATTTGATCACAGTCATATCTCGGGAGGCTTGTCCAAGATTCAAACAGCGGATAACGTCTTTGGTATCTTTACAAGTCGTGCTATGCGTGAGCGTGGTCGCTATCAAATCCAGTTGATGAAAACTCGTAGTTCGAGCGGTGTAGGTCAAAAGATTGATTTGGAATTTAACATTGACAGTCTGCGTATTAGTGACTGCGAACAAGAAGACAGTTACGGAAATAGTAATAGTCAAAGTGCGGGCAGTAGCCTGCTGGCAACTATCAAACAAAGAACAAATGTAGTGGATGCAAATGGACAGTTGAACCCGACAGCACTTGCACCTGCTCCTAAGGTACAAGCTCAAGTTGAAAGTACAAAACTAAGACAACTGTTGAATAACTTGCCCGCTGACGAGTTGTAATCTAGCTGTAATCAGATTTTTAGCATAAAGAGATAAGTACCTATATAACTAATTGGAAAAATAATGGAACTGTATCACTTACGATCAAAAGACGACCCTCTTACAAGGGTAGTAAAGGACGACCCCGTCCGCCCTCACATCCCTATGGAACAACGCATCAATGATGCCGCTGAAATCCTATTACTCAAAGCAGGTGAAGAAGTCTTGGCCGCTACCTGTATGCAATGGCTACATGATATCCCTACCAGCGAGCAGGATCTAATTGATATTGAACATACTAAAGATGTGGCTGTATTCTACACCATTTGGAGCTACAGTCCCGGAGCAGGCCAACGCTTGATCAAGGCCGCAGCCGAATGGTTGTTAAAAGATTATCCAGAGATTAATGCTATTGTAACTCTAAGCCCTCAGACTAAGATGGCTGAACGATTCCATTTAAAGAACGGTGCTACTGTGCATCAAACTAACGAGTCCAGCGTAAACTACCGATACTATAGCAAAAAATAAAAGCTCCGAAAGGAGCTTTTTTTATAGTTTAACCCAACACTCGTAGTAGGGATCATAGCGCCAACCCTCGGGCGGGCTTAGTGGATCGTACATGTGCGGATGTGTAATGGGTGTGGGTTTAGGAGCCCAACGAGCTCGGTATTCCGTGCGTATGTAATCACGCAGAATTTCATTGCTATATTCATCGGCCCAAGTAGTTTCGTTTAGTTCCATTGCTTTTTCTCCATGTCGTTAATTGTAATATGCGCCACGCTGTCCGTAGCAGTAGTGTAGTTGACCGCACCCGCGGGTAAGGTATTAAATGATATAACCCAGCGATCGTTGTCGGCCCAATGCGGGGGAGTAGCGTGATAAAGCCAGCTGGGGAATAAGACCAAGCGCCCGGGCTTGTTTTCCACCTGTTCCCACGGCCCGCGATAGTTCTTGCGTAAGACTTCAATTTGGGCTTGTGTACGGTGAATTACAGGATCTTCAAACAGCGTGGGCACGCCTTCGGTGAGGTAAAAAACGCCAGATAGGAAACTCATGCTGTGTCTGTGGTAATTCTGACGCATAGCGGCGCCTGCAAGCGCACAATTTGCCCAACTACTTGTCACTTTAAAAGAATCACAGTCATATTGATGTTCCATGCGTACTTGTTCAAGGCAGTCAACAAACCAGGCGAAAAGAGACTCATATTCCGTTCGGGTGTGTAGATTGCCAGTATAGCTGAGATTTTGCGTGTGTTTAGCACCTTGCTCGGCTTCAAGCAACTTAATATACGGCTGTAGATCCAACGGGCAATCAAATGTCCATAACTCCACAGGAAAGAACTCTAGGCGTTGCATCAATATTCCACCCAACCTGTTAGCAAGTACTTGTCCCCTGTTAATGGAGGATTACCTCTATGCACATGAGTATAAGTTGCGGGCCAAATAGCTAGTGTTCCAGCAGTACAGGGAACTCGCAAGTGCTGATATAACCACTCAGTTTCCCCGCCCTGTTCCACTGTATTCAAGTAAAGTCCAAAGGCAGCAATGCGTGTGCTACGATCTCTGCTGTCAGACTCATAGTGCCATACATGATAACCTTCCCCGGGCTGAGTACGCTGTATACG